CCTAAGCAATCCTCTTAGGCGGTATTTCCTTGTCTTTAGGCAAACCAGATTTAAGTTATTTAGACGCCTCCCTAGCTAGCGGAGCCTGCTCAAGACTAGGGATTCAAGAGCAGCCTATGGTACAGGCTTTGATTAAGACATTTTGATAATTTGCAACTCAGTAAAATTGAGAGTTCCTGTCAGTCCAAGAGGATTTGGCAGGAGTGCAGTTCCAACAGTCGATGAGTCAGGTTTAAATGCTATGATTTCATACCATATTGCACCATTCCCTGTTTGTGTAGTAATGGTAGTACCGGCATACGGCAATCCAGTTCCATTACCAGACAAAGGAGAATAACCCATTTCTACAAATGATGTGTCAGCAAACCATGACGTACTACCGCTAAAACCACCCGTTGAAACTAAAATAGTACGAATAAGATAAGTACCTTGAGTTCCAGCAGGGAAAGTTAAGACACGACCTGAAAAAGTGACAGGTAAATCTCCTAAACGGGAAGTGACATTTCCGTTAAAGAAAGCTGAGGAAAGAGAAGAAGCAATTTCGACTATCTCATATGAATTATTAGACAAATTTGAGCGAACGACAGGTTTCTTGAATTCAATTTCATAGGTAACCCAAATGTCACCTATTGTATTGGTTCCTTGCATACCCTGAGTAGCCACAAATGTTCTACCAATATCATACATAAGAGGAGAGTCATTGGTAGGCACAGCAGACGATCTGGTGTAATGTATGTTGAACGGATTCTCTTTTGGATCACACTCTATAGGGTGAATCATTTGCTCACTAGGAACAACTTCATTAGACCAATATTCATTCAGCAATTCTACTTTATCAGTAGGTGCCGAATCATTGGACCTATACGAAGTTTGAATCATAACAGCCCCAAGAGCTGAATTAGTCCCTGATATAGCCATTCCACTAGTTGGAATGTAATGATATACCATCCCCCGGATCTTATATTGCTGGTAAGATTTAGCAATGTTGGATAACCAAGGAAAAGTTTCCTCTAACCCAGGATTAATAGTAAAGACCCTTTGTACGGTGAACCCCACACTACCATTGATAGTTCCTAAGAACTCCTTGTGACGAATGACAACGCTTTGGTTAGTGCTGTGCATAGACGGTATTGTTCCAGAAGCTTTTGAAACGAGTGAATTGACGCTTACATTGTAATCGCCATACCCAAGCCATTTGGAAACCATAGCACCTAAACCAGTACCCAGAGCAGTGCCAGCAGCTGTATTACCTAGATAGCCACCAGCTACGCCGCCACCAAGGCCCCCTAAAGTACGGAGCGCCTTTCCAATTGCTGTAACTTCTTGTTTACTCGTCTTCTTTTTATTTTTACGAGGTTTCATAGTTATCGTTACAGTCTTTTTCTTAGCCATTTTGTACCAAGCTGTGTTTATAGATCACATGCGAGCAGTATCTCAAGGTCTGGCCAGTCCAACATTGTCGTGAATTCTCTCACGTCCTTGAGTACAGCATCGAGTGATGCCTCCATGTCACAAACAGTAACACCATACCTGTCATAGAAAAACTGTTCAGTATCTTCATTAAAATCGTGAGACTCAGAAACTAAACTCTTATAACGATACGAATAATCGTGATAGGAAGTTTTCTTTACAGTTCTAAGTTGCTTGAGGCAATACTTCGAGTAAACTCGAAGAATTGGAACAAACTTGCACTCCTTAACCGCCCCCAAAAGCATTCCTTTAACTTGACCTTTATTTAATCTAGTTAGAGAAAAACCCATTTTAGGGAGACGACGCCCTATCTTTGGACCCAACACAAAGCCATCAGAAACAGGCCAGAAGAGTGATGAGCAGAATTCACAATCGTACCATTGCGTGGTTATTTTAAGTTTAACCTCAAAACCTAAACTAAGCATGATAGTTTTAATTTCTCGCTCAAGTTCTCTGCGTTTCCTCGGACTAAATTGCTGTTCAATGACGACTAAATTATCATCTCCTTGAACAAGCATTTTATTGTTATCCAAATTTAGAGTGTGCAATACAAACTTGGTTACCATTCCATTTATTATGGAATTGCCGCAGGAGGTGTTCGGATCTCCTGATTTACGGGTGTAAGGCACTTTGTACTTAACACCATGAGCCGTAAAACCGATAGTTCGCGATTGCCTATTAAAAACAAAAGCTGCATCGGGGTGATCCTGAATACCAGCGGCACAATAAAAATCGTACTCGCACTTATGGCTATCACATCCTTGATGTGCATCATAACGCGAATGATCGATTTCTATTATCGTGACAGACTTGGAGCCAAACTGCGATCTCCATTTACCTAATTCCTCTGCGTTTAGACCACTAGTGAAACACAAATCTTCATTCACGTTCCAAGAGGTCTTAAGCATAAGGGAAAAGGCGGCCATAAATGGACCCAAACAAACATTAGCACGATGAGACACACCCTGAATACATCTAGGGTCGAACTCATCGTACTCGCCACCTTTCATGGTTAACTCCCTTTTGACAAAAGTACTCCTAAAACAATCTTTAGCTTCTATTGGGTTTAATTGGAGAGATTCCAAAGCCCTAATATGATCCAATCGACGTTTAGGAGGGAAATTAGCATTCCATTCATCAAAAGAAAGTGGTACCACAATTTCCAGCTTGTCTACATAAGTCTTAGCAAATTGCCTAACCAGATTCCACACCCCTTTATCAGCTAAAGGGACGGTCATCACAGCCCTGTTGACAACTGAGATGTACTCATTTACAACAGAACTACGAGGAACAACAGGAATG